AAATTAATTGATGTTTACTAAGTCGTTAATATCCATGTTATCCTTGGCGAAGCGTTCGAGATATTCCTCGTAAGATTCGCCATTATAATAATCCATTATTTCACCCACATTATCCAATGTGACTTCGGGATAATAAGGTTCACCGCCATAGGCTTCCGAATTGAACCAATCAATCATCTTGACATAGGCATCGATAATGGTGGAAACGCTCAAACCTTCAAACCCGTTCCGGATCGCTTCTATATCCGAATTCTCGATTACTTCATCCAGCAGATAGTTTCCGGTAAGTACGGGCTTCTCTACCTGATTGCCGTTTTCGTCCAGTCCCCCGATACCAAGACGCAGGATTTCCAGCACTTCCGATCCGTTCCCGACGAAATCACGGTTCGTGATACGGATATGGCGGAATACGACATTGCCCTCCTGCGAATCAATTATGTCGCGGATCATCTTTACAACATCGATAAGCGGGCAGTTTTCCACGCGCAGGGTGGTGATGCTCGGCATCGACTCAACAACGATACCTGTTGTCGCATTCAGTCCCTTATAGCTCAATTTATCGAGGTTCATCAACTTGAACTGCGTCATCGTGGTCGGTAGTTCCGCGTATTCAACCGGACAACCGCCCACGAAATTGACAATCTGCAGGGAGCTACCGTATGCAAGCAGGCGCAAAAGGCGCGTTGCCCCGGTTAGGTCTAGCGATACCAGTTTCTTGAAGTTTTCGACGTTCAAGAGTTTCATATACGGTTTATCACCAAGCGGAAGGTCTGTGACGCTATTGTTGGCGAATTCTTCGCGTTTACTGCCGAACACCAGTTCTTCGACACGAATCAGCGTAGTGAAGTCCTTTGCCTGCGTACCGTCGATATTGACAGTGCTCAAATCACCCAAAGACTTGATCTTCGATGCACCGATGATATAGATCGCACTCGATGAGTTTGAGCCGTCGAAATGGAATGTCACCTTTGAACCGTCTTCTTCCGCCCATGCCCCCTGTTGTGCGGCTGGCGTATTGAAGCCCGCCCACAATTTCCATTGCTCGCTTGCGGTCACTTCGATATTGATGTCCTCACCGATGGCGCGGAACATGCACATATTATCCGCCTTCAGGATCGTGCTGACACCGAAATAAGCGTCAAGGAAATCATAACGGGCAGATACATAATAATGACGGTAAGGGATGCCCATACCGGAAATCACGTTGAACGCCTGACCGCCCGGATTGGTGATATATTTTGCTACCGAGTCACGGCAGGCGACGATTGCGGGTATCATCAAATGGTCTTTTTCTTCCGATTCACGGAGCACGGCTTCGTAGGAGAATGCGGATTCACCACCCGGAAGGCGTGATGTACGGATTTTCTCCGCGGTCGCGGCAAGCCCGACCTGATCATAACGCCACATCCCTTGCCAAACAACGCTCATACGTCCGGCAAACACGTTTTCCCCCTCCATAACGCTGTCAAGCATCACGTTATATGGAAGTTTGAAGATACCGGAGTTATTCTTGCCGTTCGTACTGTCCGAGTCATAATCATGGTTCATATACCAACGATAGACACCGTCCGGGCAGAGATACAAAGACCACATGCTATTCTTTGATAACTGGTCGACGCCTGAATGATACAGGATACGAACCAAGTACGCGCGGAAAGAAGCCACGCAGCAATACTTGTCCATTTCCTCAACCAGTTTCCGGTATCGGTTTTCAATCGTGTCGCTAACCTGTACACCGTTGATACTGATTTTGCCGCCTGCCATACGGTTCTTCGGATTACAGGAATACACCCATTCGCAGAACTGCTTCCAGCGGTATGGTGTCTTCTTTCCGAGCGCGTAGGCAAGATTCATGCCGTCATCGTCCGGTGTACGGAATTCAAAGAACATCGTCCATTTCGGGACAAGGCTTTCCGTTGACAGTTCACCACCGTACAAGCCTTTCACCCACTTGCTGTGCGTCGACTGCATGGTCATGAAGTTATCGATATCATCGAAGATGCACATACCTTCATAATCAAGCATTTCAACACATTCAACCGGATTCAGGACACGTCCGGTAACGACCGTTTTCTTGCCGTTGAAAGAGATTGTTCCGGTAGTGTTCTTCCATGCTCCGTCGACGTATTCCATGAACTTGTACGAAGCGTCCGTCGATTTGGAAAGCATGTAGATCGTATCCTGATCGTAGTCGTCAGCATGGGACATGAAATAGGATTCCGTCACGTCCGGAAGGTCGGTGAAGTCGCCATAACTCAAACAGTCGGCATTGTAGCCGGGAACATCCTTGAAGCCGAAAGTCGGTGGATTTCCCTTGTCAATGTTCCAGTCACCGCGACACCAAAAGTACGCGTCATTGATATTTCCGGTATCCGACTTGAATACAAGCACGCTGTTACCGTCAATACTTGTACGCAAGTCCAGCGTATTGTTTTCGTCCGCATAGTACGCGTTCTGCGCTGGTGTCATGTAATCCTCGCCCAAAGCTTTCTGCATATCATTATTGATACGTGAAATCGGTGTGTTCACCTTGTCGGGTGATGCATAGTTGACCTTCAGACAGACCTTGTCGAATGGGATAGTCTTGCCACGCAGGATGATTTTCTTGTTTGCAATCGCATCGAGCAAAGCCTGCGGAGCCAGTTCCGGATACATTGCGCGGATAGTTGCCTTTTTCAGCTTGTATTTCCTATTCTTATAGGTCGGATAGAAGGCGGATGTCGTTCCCTGATTGGTCGTTTCCACGTTCTCGATAATAAGGCTCATACCTTTGTCCTTGCAGAACAGGTACAGGTCTGTATATATCTTGGTGGACGTATCCGTTACGTTGTCAAGCGTTTCAAGTTTATAATCCCCGTGCGGCATTTCCACCAGACAGTCACACATTTCAAGTGCTTTGTTCAGGTCGATTTTATTGTCGGTTAGGATATCGTTCTTTCTGTTCAAAGCGATCATTTCGTCCGTATCGGACTTGCCGATTACAAACTCGTCATTGATCTGTTCGTCCGCCATTTCCTTTTCCCAAGAAAGCAAGCGGTACATGTACAGTTCCCCGGCTGTTCCGGAGAAGCTGATTTGTTCGGACTGTTTGATCGCGCTTTGTCCTGCCGTATATTTGGATGCGCCAATCAGGTCACCGTCACAATATAGCTTGATATAGCCTTTGCCGTCCTCTTCCGCATTTGCCTTTTCAATGACAAAGGCAAACTCGTAGATGTCGCCCGGCTTGAAATACCGTTCAATCAGTTCAGTTCCGAGTGCTTTGAAGTACACGCATTTTGAAGTGATACGCCACCCGATTTGGTTTGCTTCGTCCCAGCATGACACGACGTTCGCGTCAGGATCGGCAGCGTTCTGCGTTTTTATCTTGATGATGGTAGTCGATCCGGTCTGCTCAATATTGGTACGGTTATAGGGACGATAAGTACACAATGCGGTGGCATCATCCGAAACCTTGAACGCTTTTCCTTCGGTCTTGTCAGCGACAAAGGCATTCGTGGAATAGTTGAATCCGGTCTGCTTCATTTCATAAAGTCCGTACAGCCATGACTTGTCCTGATCCGAATTGTCCTTGTCTGCCGGATTGAAATAAACCGTATAGCTGGAATCACCGTTAATGTCAATGACGGAACTGTTAACGGAGTACTCAATCGTATTGCTTTCCCCAGCACCGCATTTCCCGTAAATACCCAACGTATTCCGGATGTTGTCTGCAATCGTGAAGCCATCGACACGGGTGGACAGATTAAATGTACTGTTACGTCCTACTGATACGGTAGTCAGCACTGTGTCGGTTTCATTATTGTCCCCGGTAGATGTATTGGTAACCTTTGCGATCCTGTGTATTTCGACATGGGCATCGGTGGCGACATGGCTGGGATCATAACACGCCACCTCGATATTGAGGTTTGCATACTTCCTGACCGACCATGCCGTTTCCGTCTCTTCCGAATGCGCCAACGAAACGATGGGCATAAGGCTGGACGGGTTGACGATCATCACGTCAAAGAACTGGTAGTTCGACCACACACCCGATTCCACGTCCTGTGCGACGACTTTGATAGTATATGCACCGTGTGTCAATCCCAAAGACGAAACGTTGATTTGCAAGTCCTGTGAGCGTGTGGAAGCCACACTGGTCTGTGATATCAGTTTCCATTCTTCACCCACTTTGATATGTGCCGTGACTGTGGATTTATTGGCGGATGACAGTTTGAACACGTCCGTCATGGTGACAAGTCCGGAGCCTTGCTGCAATGTTTTATACAAAGCCCATACGCGCGATAGTTTCAGGTTTACAGCCGTGACGCTGATTGTCTTCTGTGCGGTGTTTCCTCCGTCATCGGTAGCAACGACCACGAACTTGCGGTTCATCGCTTCGCTGAAATAACTTTTTACCGGGATGGTGAAAGAGTAGTCCGTATCGGATGCGGAGCTTTCCCGGTTCACGTTGAAAGTTTCAAGCGTTTCCCCGGTCGATTTATCTTTCAGTTGCAGGGTTTCGATATTGTTGTATGAAACCATTTCGCCCGATCCGGTACGTGACAGGATTGCAAGCCTGATTGTCAGGTCGTCAGTTCCGAGTGCGGCATACAAAGAAGTCTTTTGCGGGTAGATATACACGATTGTCCCGGCTACGTCTCCACCGCCACCTGTTCCGACAGCAAAGGTGAACCCGTCTCCCAGTGGAAGCCCTTCCGCGTTCTTCATGTACACACGCACCGTTCCGTCTTCCGCCTGTTCACCGTCCACGTCGACGGGCATGGTATCATAGACCGCGCCACCCGCTACCGGGTTCACGCTGTCCTTGATGATTTCGGAGTCTGTTTCGACTGTCCCCCCGGCAGCAGAGCCGAAGTCGCTCCATGCCGCCAAGTCATTATAATCGGCACGGGACGCGCACAACTGTTTGGACTCGAATGTTTCCTTTCCGGTACGGTAGATAATGACCACACCGGGCTTTATGCATTCCGTTTCATTTGCTGTCTCGTAGGCTGTCAGAGCATTGATAGCAGTTTGAAGAATATAATATCCGTTTGACAGTGGTGCAATTTCATCAACCAGCAGCACTGCGCCTTTGCCCGTCATGTCACCGCCAGCACCACCGAAGTCTATCCAGTTCGCTTCTGTGGCAAAACCCTCAAGGGATGAGCCAGCAAATTGCTTGGATTCCCATTCACCTTCAGCAATTTTATAGGTTAAAACAACACCCGGTTTACGGTAGATGATGTTGTCCATATTTTCCCTTTCCGTAATCGCGGCAATAGCTGCAGGCAAGGAATAAACAGAGCCGCCACAAATTCCGTTGACGTTAATAACGGACAAGGCTTTGTTAGCCAGTGACAATGCTGAAGACGCGCTAGTCTGTGCGTCTTCAGCCGATTTCTTTGCCGCTTTTGCAGCCAAGTCCGCAGACGCGGCTAACTGCACCGCGTCGGAGTCGGCAGAAAGCAAAGCCCCGGCAAAGTAGATGTATGTCTTGTTGCCGGACAGGTATATTTTATCCTCGTGTGGGTGTGTACGCTCGGTGTCCATATAGTTATCAACACCTTTCCAACTTGGATAATATTTGTTATCAACGAAACAGGCAAATTTATCCAGGTTGGCGACATATACAATTTTACCGTCTTCAGTGGGCGCACTGGACTGCTCCAGCACAATGGAAGGGTCAGTTGCTATTTCGTCAAATCGTTCTGTCGAGTGATGGACGAAATCCACCATTAAGGTAGATACGTCCTGCGATGTACTGGCGGCATCGTCGGAAAGACTTTTGAGTTCGCCCCATACCGTACCGTCTGCGCTTTCAGAAGTCTCTTCCGTGCCGACATTATCGGATAGCTTTCCGATGTTCTCGTTCGCTTTTTGGGCGGATTCCGCGGCTTCATCGGCTTTCTTTTGTGCTGCATCAGCCGTATTTTTTGCCGTCTCTACATCTTCTTTTTTTGCATATACGGAAAGGTTGCCTGTTGTTGAGACAAGCTTCCAGCCCGGATTTTGAAAGGCATAAATATTGCCATTGTCGGCTGCATCGGGATTGCCGTCATCATATACCGTCACAATCTGACCGAATTTCAACGGCTTTCCGTCAGAGCCAGCCGGGGAAGTACTGTCCGCGTTCATCTTCGCGACGGTCGTATATGTATTGCGGATACCCAGTCCCACCTGATTCTTTTCCGCTTCATTGATGACATCCAGCGTCTCATCAATCAAACCGCCCACTTCATCAGGTGATATGGATAGGGAATCTTTCTTTGCAGAAAGTTCCTGTGCACGTCTTTTTAATTCGTATATTGTTGCCATTATATTACTTCTTTACTAAAAATTGAACCCGATAAGAGAAACCTTCGGGAAAGTCTCTTATGGCTTCCCCTTTGGATATGTCATATATAAGTGCTGCCCCTCTGACCAGTTGGAAAGTATGAATCGCGGTTTGATTGTCATTTCTTACAACAATTTGAGGTTTGCCGTCCGCTTCATAATAGTCATAATATACCCACGGAGTGGCGTTCATTGCTGAAAAACTTTTCAAAGCCCTGAAATTAATTATAACAATATCAAAACCTTGATTACTTTTGAATACTTTAAAAGAGACTGACAGGCTGTCTTCCGAAACGCCACCGCTTACACCTGTACGGACTTCCATTTCTTCATAAATCATCAGGTAATTATCCATGCTTTTTATCGCGGAAGCGGATACATAGATATCCGATGAAGTAACCGTATCAGTGAGTTCCACTTTCCGGTATTGATATACATTATTTTCGGATGTATTTTCATATATTTCCTTTTGACCTTCCGTACTGACCACTTTCCAGTATAGGTTAGCGTTCATGCCACCTTCAAAGCTGCCTTCCTCTACTCTGTAAACTTCTCCGTTAATGGCTATATAACCTTCTTCCCAGTTATAAGTCGTTGGACGTCCGGCAATAGAGATAGGGGGTGGCACATTGCATCCGGAAAGAATGACATTACCGTATGTACTGACTATTCCTTTCACAGTATCCGCAAATGCGCTTTGCATAAAGTCCAAATCATCCAAATAAAACGGTTGCCCGCCTTCTCTAAATAACAGTTTATTCATATTCGTATATTTTAAGGACGTAGGTTCGTCCGGCTGGTTTATAATAGTCAATCAAATTTTTAATTTCACCCTCATACGCTGACAGGAACGACGGTATGTTCACCATGTAATTTCCCGAATAGTTTCCTTCACCGCGCTGCTGGATGTATTTTATTTCCGCCCCTTCGCTCCGTTTATGCAGATAGGACGGTATTTGCTCTTCCCTGCGGTGATACAGATACGACTCCTTTCCGGCAATATCGGTGATGTATATTTCCCTGTTTTTTAAGAAAAACCTGTCGTTCAGAACTTTCTCGATATATATCACCTGACCGTTTATATTCAGTTTGTCAATAGCCTGTTTACGGTAACTTTTAAACAGGGTGTAAATGAAGATTAAAGGGAGAAGGAAGATGGATATGATTGCAAATATCTTCCTTTTCCTCAATGACGGACGAAGCACATACTGCGCGTATTTGATAATGTCAAAATCATACCACATAAGTCAGAGAAGTTTCAAGGCTGTTCAGGATGAAGCACCCGGCTACAGCCGTATAGTTATTGTTTTTAATTACATTGTATTCCGTAGCCGATGACGCTTTCGCGGCACATTCTCCAAGTTCGACGTCCAGTACGCCTTCAACCCTCTGTATCGCGTCAACAAGCTTTGTCTTGTTGAATTTACCGCCATACTCGATGCCTTTCAGATAATCGTTTATGGCGGCAAGTACCGGCTTGCTGCCATCCGCCAGGCGGACACCGGAAGCATTGATAACCATCGGGTCGACTTCTATGGTGGCGTTGATACGGATGTCGTCCGCTTTCATTGATTGAATAGAGAGAATCACCCCGGCAATCTTAATCGAATTCATATAGCTTTTAAATGCCGTTAGAACGTCCCCGGTCAAAGGACATGGAAGCCCGCCTTCGTCTCCGGACACGAGTATCTGGATACTTCCCCCGCGATCTTTGACCGCCACATACTTGACAAGCTGTTTGGTTTCGTCGATAGCGGAATACCGGAACTGGTATTTTTCCGGATCATAAACCAGCGGATCACCATACTGGAAAGCCAGCGCACTGCTATGATACCAGCGCACCGTCGGTATGATATTAGCGTCAATCCGTTCCTCCACGTCCGTTTTGAACTGGTCAAACATTTGCTCTATGACGTGTGCTGTTGCCGCAAAAATGTAGAACAGGGTGCTTTCTATTGACACGGGAGAAAACACCGAATCAAAGTCGGTATCACCTGTGATACCGTATATGTCCCGGATAATGCTGTTAGACATATAGGCGTCCGTCATTTCTTTCTTTATTTCCGCGATTGTTCTAGCCATTACTTAAATTGTTCGGTAAATTGTTCAGTGAAAATTCTCAATCGTATTGCATTTGATGCAGTTTCAGAAGTAGCCGGACAAACGGAGTTCCGCCGACAGTAATCAGCCAGTCCACTGTCATATACCTTTTCCGGGATTTCAATCTCCTGTCCGGCTTGCAGGGAATCTGTTATGCCCGTATCATTCGTCTTGGCAAGCATGAAAGCCGCTTCGATTGTACCATATTCCTGCACGGCTATGTCCAGCAGGGTTTGTCCGGCTTGTACTACAGTTTTCATCTTACATTTTTATAAATAAAAAATACAAATGCAATAAAAAAGGCTGCTATTACGGCTTTTGCCCACGGAGGAATGTACGCGACCTTTTCAACGACCTTTGTATCATTCTTCTCCTGTTTCTTTAGTTGTTCCTTCAGTGTCAGCAGGGTTTCCTGAATTTCTTGTATTTGCACCTGTAACTGTTCATTATATGTTTCTTTCTCCTGCTTGGTTGACGTTCCTGTCGCTGTCTCCGTTGAGGTCGGGTATTGTTTCCCTGTGCTATCCGGTGGCGAATAGTTCGTCTTCTGCCAGTTGAATTCCATTTGCTGCATCATCTCGATCATTCGCTCAAAGTTCTTGTTTACGTCGACCTGCGCTTTGTCTGTAGAAACTTTTTCCTGTTCCGTCTGCTTCTGTTCCGTGTTATCCTGATGGACGGTCGTGTCCGTTTTGGACGATCGGCAGGAACAGACGGACAGAACCACGATTGTGAGTAAAAAAACGAGTATCTTTTTCATTACGGTCGAACGATTACAGGTGGTAAAAATGAGGTAAATTCACTCTTTACGTCGAAGCAGGGACATTCTTTCATCCACTCGCATTTTTCGACGATGCCGTTCCCGTTCTTGTCCGGACTGGTATCTCGATGCCCGAGGATATCAATAATGTCGTGGCGGTGGCAGATGTCCTGAACGAGCTCGCGCATCGCTTTCTTCTGTGCGTCCGTCCGGGTATCCTTTGCCTTGCCGTTCTTGTCCAGTCCCCCCTCATAGCAGATACCGATTGAACATCGGTTATAACTGGTATTCGTACCGGGAACGATAAAGTTATCATGTGCTCCGATTTCGTTTTCCGCCCGCATGGGGATCACACGTCCGTCCTTCCGGATATAATAGTGGTATCCCCATTTACCGAAGCCGCGGGCTACGTGCGAATCATTGATTTGTTTCTCTGTGAAATCTTTGTCCCCGCGTGTTGCGGAACAATGGATGATAATGTATGTAGGCTTATTCATCTTTCTTTTCCTCCTTATTTTCAGTTTCGTCTTCTCTTTCAATGTATTTCTTATACTTGCATTTATACCTGTAATCAACCCCGAAGAGTGCGCCCGCGAATGTCGAGACTTCGCCATAGGCGACTAAAACAGAGTTGTCAATCTGTCCCGTAGGTACTACCCAAAATCCGCAAAACAGCAGGATCATTCCGGATACGGACAGGAAAACTGCGATCCATAACTGTACGTGTAGCCTTTTCATGATACATACGGGTTATAAAATCAGGCGGAAGACTATCCATACCAGTAATATGACTACATCCGCCAGCAATGCCCCGCGTACTGTCGCCCGGATGTCTGCCGTGTCCGAAACATCGTCTTTCGATTCCTTCCATTTACCAGCCAGCCATGCGGAGACAGTTCCCAAGCCCATGCCGCCCAATACGCTAAGGAAGCTTACTCCAAACAGGAAAACGGATGCTACTACGCACACGGCTAAAATGAGCATCCCAATCAGTCCGTGAATGATTTTATCCACTCCGAACTTTTTAATCAAATCGTTACTTGCTTTCATTTTCGTTAATTTTAATCGTTAGTAATTTCAATATTTATCTTGTCCACCAATTCCGAATAGTCAATGCCTGCACGTTTCAGGTGGATTTTCATTTGTTTCTCAATGGCTGTTTTATCAGCCTTTGACCGTATATACCGGATCAGGTTCGCGCCCAACACCGGATCTTCTTTCAATTCGCCCTGATTCAGTTCCAGCACGGTTGCCGCATTCTGAATCAGCGTGTCACCGACCACGAATCCGGTCAGCCCGTCTTTTCCCGTATGGGGAACAATCCGGATGTCACCGTCCTTGTCAAGTAATAGTCCCTTCATTGCTTCACCCTTTCGTTTTCAATATCCCCGACCTGTGTCTCTTTCAGTGACTCTGATGTGTAGGAGGACAATGCCGTTTTCAAAGCCGCTCCCCCGTCGTTCGGTACGGGCGTCCAGCCGGACAATTTCTGTTTCAGTGAATTGATGTCCTTTTCAATCAGGTTCAGTCGTTCCGTCAGTTCCCCGACTTTTACCAGTCCGCCCAACGTCCCGCCATTCAGCACTATTTCGTCCATTTCATTTGCGGAAATCAAGAAGGCGTCAGTCTCCTGTCCCTCAATGATTCCGACCAGACAAGTCGTTCCCGGTTTCGGATAGATGCATAATGCCCCCATTCCCAACTGGACGTCATAATATTCAAGCTGGTCAATGATTCCGGTCACGTCCATTGTCCTGCCAGCCTTATCAACCGTGTCAACCGTTACCCAGCGCAATTGTGCCTGTCTACCCCCTTCGCGCCATTTTTCAAGCGCATCACGTAACTGTTCGTCCGTTGTCATTCCGCGCGTCCTCCCAACTCTATTTTTTGCCTGTATGTAGCATCGTCACTGAAATCCTTTGTCACTTTCTCAACGTAATAGTATCCGTTCATTTCCGGTGTTATTTCACTTTTCAGGTCAACCGTCATACCATGACGGACGACAGGTATTCCGAACAGTTCGACACCCCCGCGGTACTTCTGTTTTTTAAGGCTTTCATAAAAGTCCTCTGCAAACTTCTTCAAGTCCTCAACCTTGATGGTTTTTCCTTTTTCATTGTAAGTAAGGTTATAAACCTCGCTTCCTTCCGTTCCGGCTTTTGCTTCCAGTTTCTTGCCGCCAGCACCGATGCTGACTACCTTGACCTGAAATTCACCGTTGGTTTCGTTCAAGTCCTGGCTGACAGCGTTTCTTTCCAGCACGATCTTTACCTTTTCGGTATCGACCTTTTCGGAATACACATTTCCGCAATACAGGACTTTGCCGATGAAATAGCAGTGAAGGTTTGTTTTCTTCCGGATGTCGTTCAGAATTTCCGCGACTGTCTTGGACGAATACCGCACCGCACCCAGTTCCGCGTCATAGTTGGTTTTTACCTCATAGCCTTTGGCGACGTCTGCAAGCAGTTTCTTCAGTGTGACATTCTTTGCGGAATAGGACACCGTTTTTCTTTTCAAATTATACATTTCGTCTTCACACCGGATCGTCACGGGAACACCCCAGCCGATCAGCGATATATAACCTTCAAATTCCGTGTACAGGTCGGAATCATATCCGAGTTCAATTTTCACCTGATCCCCGGCAGACAGCATTTCCTTCAGGTCTTTTCCTGCAAAGTATTTGATACGCCTGGGAAGTATTATTTCCGCGGAGTCCGTCAGCATCTTCCATGAACTTTCGATGTGAACCGATGAAACCGTATAGATGACCAGTTCCCCGCGTTTCATGTTTGCCGGGAATGTGATCCGGCTGCACATCATATAACTCATAGTGTCAGTTCATAAGGGTTGTCACTCGTTGCCTCTATCGTGAACGGGACTACGCTGCTGTTTCCCTGAATCGGGTTGAACGAAATGTTATCGATAATGATGGAATAAATTTCCTTGTTATTAAAGATGCTTCCCGTTACTCCGATTGCTTCCGTCACTTTGCGGAACTTGCAGAGCGCGCTCACCTGTTCGGCTACCGTCTTGTAACCTTCCCGGCTTTTGTCCGCTATGCAAAATCCCCGGATGTTGATTTTCCAGTCATCAAGCCCGTAGATTTCTTTCACAGTCCCGTGAACGCCCAAAACTTTAGTCTTCGAGCAGTTCATGGAGCGTGAAAAATCAACGATAGTTGCATAGGGCATCGGAAAGCTGGCCATGTTCATCGTGCCGCGTGACCCGTCCGGATTATAGGTGCTGTATTGCTTGTTACCGTCAAGGGTAAACGTCCCGATGACCGGAGTCCCCATCCAACTGTATGCTTCGGCTTCGGCATCCGGAATCGTTGTCACTCCGATGTATTTCCCCGGATCGTAATCCTGCAGGGTTCGTCCCCACGGAAGATAAATCGGAGATGAAATCCCGAAGACCTCCGTGAACAATGCACCAATATTTAACGCTGTATTTCCTGTCATAACTTTATCCTATTGCTGGTACTGTATCGGTTATCACCGCTAAAATTTCCCGTTTTACTTTATCTGCAATTTCCCGTACATCCGCACCACCCGCGACACGGAAATTATTATTGAAAGTCACGTTCATGGTGATGTTTTTAACGCTGCTTCCGTCTTTTCCGCCAAGACCGGTTTTCCCATCAGTAGCCTTTATTCCTCCGGTTGCCAGTACAGTTTGCCCGTTGACCGGAGACAAAGGGGAATTCAGGTTAAAACTGGTATCTTCTTTTTTCTCCCCGTCTTTAGGGTGTGACTTTTCCCAGTCTGCCATGCCTTCTTTCCAACCGTCTGAAAATGCGCTGCCGACCTTTTTACCCCCTTCAAGTGCTTGCTGTGACAGCCTGTCCCACACATCGCTGAAATGGAAATCATCATCAAACCAGTTTGCCGGGTTTATGACATCGATAATGGCTTTCATCACGTTGAAAATGAACTTATAGTATTCCGTGAAGATTACTTTTATAAAGTTCCACAAGGCATAGAAGAAGGCGCGTACTCCCGCAAACTTATTCCAGAGAAAAGCGACCAGTGCTGTAATGGCAGTGATTGCAAGTGCTATCCATCCAATAATCGGAATACTGTAAATAGCGGTGGATATGAGAGCCGAAGACGTTACTGTTGATACGACCATTTTTGCCATGCCAGCCAGCCATGCAATTGATGATTTGATAGAGACAAGCGTCATGATCTGCCCGACAGACCACGCGACAGTTCCGAGTGTCACCAATGCCCCGACAAGGACTCCCAACACTTCAAGAACTGGAGCAATAGGCTCTACAAATTCAAAGAAGCTGATTTTCAAGTCATCAATAAACGCTTGCATGCGTTTCTGCTTTTCGGCATAGGTATCCATTTGTTTGCCTGCCATATCAACTGCCGAAGTGGAACCCTGTATCGCTTCCGTCCATGTATCGATTTGGTCTACACCATCAATCAAAGCCATTGCCGAAGCAAGGTTCTCCCCTCCGAACAAAGCGGACATGATTGTCGCGTCATGCATGACCGGGGTCAGGGCACGCAGGCGGTCAGTCAGTGAAAGGGACTGGTTTTGCATCGTTTCAATACTGACCCCGGCAGCTTTTAACTGCTTGATCGCATCCGTAGTCGGAGCTTGTAATTTGACTATCGTATTACGCAGGGCAATACCGCCTTCAGAACCTTTTTTCCCCGATTTATCAAGCAACTGGATTACAGCATTCGTTTCTGCGAAATCAACACCGAATGTTTTTGCAACACTTCCCGTTTGTTTCAGGGCTTCCGCGACTTCCTTGATTTCGGCGGAACCTTCGACAGTTCCAGCCGCCATGATGTTCATATAGTCCGTCATGGTTTGTGCGGCTTTCATCGGATCGTCGAGCGAAACCTTATACTGGTTCATGGCGGTGGACATGGCGGCAGACGCTCCGGGAACATCATTCTGCATCGTCTTACTAAGCGTCATTACGTTATTCGACATGATTTCCAGCGCGTCCGGTGCTTTTTTCAGTTCCGGAGTTATCTTTGAAAGCAAGTCCTTGTAAACGCCCATAGCGTTTGCCGCATCGGTACCGAATGCTTTTGCCGTATTCCGGGCTTTGTCAGCAAGAGCGTCCAGTTCTTTGCCTTCCATATTGGTGATACCGGACATTTCGGCAACAGCGGTTTCAAACCGGATACCCGGTTCGATGGCGTCGTTAAAGGAATCACGGATATTGTCGACACCTTCCTTCAGCTGGTTGAGAAAGAACATTCCTTTTCCCAATCCTTCCAGTTTTCCGGCTGCTCTTCCCGATGTTTCCCCAAGACGGTCGACCACTTCTTCCGTGTCGTCGATGACCCGTGTAGCTTCTTCGGCTGCATCGGTTGCGGTATGTAACGGAGAGGTGATCCGGTCAACCAGTTCCAATATCCATTGAGTCACTTGCATTGTCTTTTGAGAATAATCGGTTTACAACTTTAGCGAATGCATTGTGCATTACTATTTCAAATTCTTCCAACTCCGTTTTCCGCAACATGCGGTATTCGGCATAGAGCCGGAGCCATTCATCTTCGTCCAGTTTGTCCGGGATGTCAAAGCCATATACTTTTTTCAGGATGGCATCTATTCCCTCGACAAGACCGAACGCTGATGAATATTCCTCTATGCTTTGCTGATAAAAGCCGCCTGACCGGCAATCAGTTGTCCGATAGCGGTAAGGACGGAAGTATAGACAGCGGAATCTTCCAGTGCTGCCATATTACCAGCTGCCACGCAGTTCCGGATCAGGATGTCATTTGCTTCTTCAAGATCATCCTTTTTCTTTGCCATAGCCAGCAGGATATTTTTATTCGGACGGACAATCAGGTAGTCATAACGTTCGTCTTCATCCACCTGTACGGTGACGTGTTTCAGTCGTTTCCCGTATTTCGTTTTCAGTTCTGCGTGCTCTTCTTCCTTGAAGTCAACGATTAGAGCCTTTTCTTCCGCTGTCAGTTCTTCGTAAGGCTTTCCAGCCTTGATTTTCTTATCTTCCATTTTTTAAAGTCTTTTAAACGGTTATTAAACTACATTGCCACGTTCCAGTCGATATGGCTGGGAAGAAGGGTGAATTGTGTGGCAATGCTTTTATCACCCTGTTTAACGTCCACGCCATTGTCCGTGAATTCGACGTTCCGGATTACGTCCTTCATGACAAGCCCTTTATACTCATACATGACCGGAATGTCGAACGGCTCGATATCCGTGAGACGCTTTCCCGAACCTAGTGCCAGTTGCAAGGCGTTCACTTCTTCTTTCAGAAGGGTGATCGATGCTTCAGCCTTGTAATTCCCCTCACCGCGACCGACAGGAAATTCACCGGCACCGTAGATGTTGTCTTTCTCTTTGCTGTCTTTGTAGGAAAGGGCTGTGATACCCTCTACCTGACGACCGAGCATGACAACCTTGACGCTGTTCCATCCGGCTATTTTTCCGAATTTGTTGATTAATGTTCCTAACAGTCCCATATTTTCAGATTTTATTCGTGAAACCCAAGTCAATCTCAAACTCGTGTACAATACCGTCCGCAACCAGTTTTACCTTGATATTGAAAGGCTTGTCGCTGACAGCCATCTGTTTTGGATTGATGTAAATGTCGAAGTCTGCGATATCCTCCGAATTGACCATGCTTTCCAGCGCGGATTTGACGAGCGCGTCCCAACTGCTGATAGTGGTGTTGCTGATGTATCCGGTGGACGGGTCAGCTTTCACCTTGCCTCTTACACGTGGCAACAAGGTATTGCGGATGATTCGTGCAGCCTTGTTCCAAACAGCATTATATTCAATATATGCATAGTCGCTTTCCTTTTCAGTACAAGTACATGAATTGCTGAAAAAGAACCCGGCATACCCTTGAAAGCTGCCGACGAAGTTATATCCCTTATCAGTCAGTTTTTTCTGGTCGGATACGCTCAACTGCGAGAAAGGTTTCCCATTGCTCAAGGCAGCGTCCAGCCAAAGCCCGTACAGTTTGTTAGTCAACGGATAGTCCTTTGTCCCTTTTGCCGTCCGGGGATGGTTCTCAATATCGACACTGCCCATATTTTCATGTACATAGCGGACAGACAACATTCCGAGCGCGCTGCCCACGGCAGCGTGTGTCCGGTATGCTTCATCCTTTGCCGCCTGTGCCGGGTCTTGTGCAATTACGACAGAGACGTTTTCAGCATCCAACTGCCGGAGGTCGACAGCGTCGGTAATGGCATTGATATACTTGCCTACACCTTCCAATATCACCGCATCGATATACAGGTGGTCTTCCCTGAATTTATTGACCAACTTCTGTGTCTCTTGTACGGCTACGGTGATTGTTTCGTCCGCAGTCAGTGAACAGATACCGATGGTGTTTACTCCGTTGATGGTACGTACCGCATTGACAAAATCGTCCTTCGTCAGCAGGCTTGACACCTTTTCAGACTTCGGAACCAGCATCAGATACAGTGAACGTTCCGGAGACAGGCGGAAGACTTCGCTGGTATGGTAATGCACCAGTTCCTTGTTCTCAAGGTCGATGTCAGCGTCCCATCCCAACGCTTCCAAATCGGTGATATCGTTCAGGACTTCCGGCTTGTAATACTCAAGTTCTCCGATTTCCGAACCACCGACCACAAGCAAAATGACGCGGTCGCTGGTATCGGTATCCCGTACCAGCCCGCCATTTGCTTTGTTAATGATTACTCCTGTAAAATTTCCCATAAGATAATTCGTTATACGGATTTGCCTGATAAGATAGCACCGACACCGAAGTCCTCGATACGGTCTACAATACCGTAGGTTTGGGTACGGTATTCACTCGTAGGACTCTTGCTGCGTGTATCGGTCGTTTCCGGACGATACAGGGATTTCACGGATTCGATGTGGTAATACGTATTCGGAGCATAGAAGAACGTGCTTGCCTGAAAGTCCGTTTCGGCAGACGGTTTTGTGCCTTCCGCCACCTTCTTGGCTGTTTCCGCATTATAGAACGGGCAGTCGTTATTCTCAAAGAACTTGATACCCATGAAGCCTTTCGGTTTTCCGGTTGCCGGATCAAGGTAGAAAGTACGGTCATAGAAGTACTTTGACGCATCCTTATCCAGCAACAAGTCACCCATGTGCAGGGGGGAAAGCACCATGTACAGGGCATCGGTAACGGGAAGGTTCCACGTCTTTGCGAGCGTTGCAAAATCGACCAGATCCTTATAAGACAGTCTCAAACGACCATTAATATCTTTCTCACCCGTTGTCCGGATAACAGGCATTTCTTCGTTTGAATCATCCTCCGGAGCCAGTTTGTGCAGCACATGGTTGCGGATACCGACCTGAAAGGCTTCATTGTGCTTCACACGGATAGCAGCGCGCTTGTCAAAAGCGAGATAACGGATTTCGTCATCCGTACAGGAACTGGGTTCCGTATCGTAGATTTCCCACGGTACGATATAATTCTTTCCGGTCATTTGCTTCGGCTCGAAATCTTCCGTGTTGTTTACACGAAAACCGACGTTGTTAATCAGTTTGTTTCTGCGTACACCGTCCGCAGCCAAAGCTCCGGCAGGAACAGAGCCTAAAACTTGCATGAAGTCCGCCCTGTAATTGCGACGTTCGATCAACAGTTGGGGATCGACGTACTTGTTCAAATAAAGACCGTCTACTGGTTGTGCCATATTCTTTTTTTTAAATGGTTAGTATTTTATTTTCCGTTACGCTTTACGTAGTCATTCAAAAGACGTTCGTATTCAGCCGGATTCTTCTCCATAAGGTTTTTCAAGGCTTCCGGATCATTTTGAAAGTCTTCAAATTTCTTGTTTGTGGTATCCGTCAGACCGGGAGCATGAACTTCAGGCATTTCCACAGGCTTGATAGCGTCGAGCAGCTTCTTTGCCGTATCGAAGTTGCTGGTCAGGTTCGTTTTCCAGTCATCGCGTACGTCTGCGGTGATTCTTTTTTCTTTGATAGCCTTGTTCAGGACATTTTCGATCTCCTGTTCCTTGCGTTCCTCTTCCTGTCTTTCGAGCATGTCGACGCGGTCTGCCTTACGTTTCCACACGTCTACCTGCGCGATAAATTGTGCTTCCGTGGTACTTGCGTCCATCCCGAAGCGGGTAGTCAACATTGTTAAATCCATGTCATTTTTTGATTTTTCGTTATTAATAGAGTCAGTAATCTCAATTTCACCTGTGTAGCCGCAGTTGGTGATCATTTGTGCCGTAGCCTTATCAACCTTTGCCTTGCCCGTTACTTCCGTCACAAAGCCGTTTTCCTTTGCTTCCTGTGCACTCATCCAATAGTCACCATTATCCCATGCGTCTTTGATTTTTTTCTTGTCGGTACACTTTGAAAGGAAAGCGTTCAGGTAGTGTTCATTCAGTTTGCGCATGACTTCCAAAGTGGATTCAATATCAGCGACTTTCCCACATGCTCCCCCGCTGACTTGATGGATCATGAAAAGCCCGTTAGCAGGCATAGAAAATGATGTGCAGTTGATAGCGATGTAAGTTGCCGCACTAGCTACCAGTGCACCACCTTCGCCTGTGATTTTGCCGGGAAACCTTTTGATCACGTTCACGATTTCGTTAGCTTCGAAGCATTCACCACCCGGACTGTTGATATAGATGTGCACGTCCTTGACCCCTGATTTGATCAGTTCCTCAACTTTGGAAGTGAATTCAGCTTCCGTTTCCCTCCATTTTGATATTGTGCCTTTGAGTTCAATCCGGGCACGTCCGTTTTCCGCTGTTGCAGTCAGATTCATTTTCGCGATATTTAAAATTTCATGCTGCAAAATTGGAAAAGGAAAGGCGGGTACGGAAAAAGCGTTTTCATCTTGGAAAAAAAACAGTGTTAACAAGGACGTATTTTTTCCAACTTGGAAAGAATACGTTCCAACATGAAAAGCCGTTTTCCACAGGTGATGATGAAATATGACCTTTGCTGCGTAAACGAAAGGAAGCGATATGCCAAGCAAAGAATACTACCGTAAATTGAAGAAAGAAGCGCACGACCTTTATGTACGTGAAGGAATGACGTGCAAGGAGATTTCCACACGAATAAACGTGTCGGAAAGGTCTGTTTCAAGCTGGATTAATGAGAATGACGCACTTTGGAAAAAAGAGCGTCAGGCATCTGTTATTTCATCGCAAAAGCAGGGTGACAACCTGAAACAGATTATCAACATTCTTGCAGACCAAAAACTGGAGCTGCTGCGCATGATTGACGAAGCCATTGCGGAAGGTGACAGCGACAAGGTGCTCGAACTACGAAAACAGGCGGCTACGCTTGACAACAGTGTGGCGCAATGGGGAAACCAGCTCAAAGAGGTGGACAAAAAGAACCGGATTACGCTGGCTATTTACATTGATGTTATGAGCCGTATATTCGATGCGATGAAGGTGTACAATGCAGACCTTTATTTTAAAACACTGGACTTTCAGGAGAACCACCTTTATGAAGCCGCCAAAATGTTGGGATAATGAAAGTCGAAGATAGCAAAGCCCTTAAAGAATATCAGGAGAAGTTAAAACGTGCGCGGTGCACGGGCAACCTGATTGATCCGGATGAATCGTTGACAGTTCGGATGAACCGCATACAGCGTGCCAAAAGTGATGTCAAATACCTTGTCGAGACTTATCTTCCGCATTATGCGACAGCGGACTGTGCGGACTTTCAGATCGCTCATGCCAACAAGGTGATGAACGACCCGATTTACAAGGGATATGCCGAATGGGGACGCGGACTCGCCAAGTCGGTATGGAACGATGTGATTATTCCCCTATGGTTATGGATCAACGGTGAGACGCATTATATGTGTATCGTTTCCGATACGTTCGACCGTGCGTGTGACCTGCTGGAAGATTTACGTGCGGAATTCGAAGCAAACGAACTTTTGAAACACGACTTTGGCGAGCAGTATAATCCGGGATATTGGGAAAAGGGAAACTTCGTGACGATGAACGGATTTATCTGCAAGGCGTTCGGTGCGAAGCAAAAGGTGCGCGGGCTTCGTAAAGGCGCCCACCGTCCGGATTTGTGGGTGATCGACGACTTGGAAACACCGCAGACTATCAAGAACAACCGGATGCAGGATGATTATGCGGACTGGATAGAAGCGGACGTACTGGCAACCATGACGGGAAAGCGCAGACGTCTGATAGGTGCCAACAACCGTTTTGCATCCCGGATGGTACAAACCATTCTAAAACAACGGCATCCCGATTGGGACTGGCACCTGGTGAAGGCTTATGATCCGGTAACGTATGAACCGGCGTGGAAATCGATGTATTCCCCCCAGTTCTATCGCCAACAGGAAAAGGATATGGGTATTCTCGCGGCACACGCGGAATATAACCATGTCCCGCTTGTCAAGGGTAAAATATTCAAGCCCGAAATGGTGAAGTGGGGAAAACTCCCTGACCTTCACACGATGAATGCGATCGTGGCACATTGGGACATTGCGTATGCCGGGACAGATACGAGTGACTTTAACGCATGTAAGATTTGGGGACGGCATAAGAACGATTTTTGGCTGATAGACGGATTCGTGAAGCAGTCAAAGATGAAACTCTGCGTACAATGGATGTGCATGAAGCAGGCTGAATTCAGGGCAAAGGACATTATTTGCTTTTGGCAGTATGAGTCCCAATTCTGGAACGATGAAGTCAAACGTATCATAGGGGAAGCCGAGACGGAGACAGGTGTAGAGTTGAACCTTGTTCCGGTACAGACGCCTAAAACAACGAACAAGATACTCCGCATGATAAGCATGCATCCATATTATCAGAATTCCCGGATGCATGTCAACGAGGAACTGAAAGCAAACCCGGACATCGCTGTCGGTCTGAAACAGTTGTATGCTGTCGAACCGGGCATGACGGAACACGATGACAGCCCGGACGCTGACGAGCAGGCAGTGAAGAAACTTGAAATATACACTGATCCTCCGCAGTCGGAGGACGAACCCGTGACACGACCGTGGAAGGCGGGAAGATATAAACGAAAATACACTTGGTAACTATGAGGTATATCAACATGGATGACTTGACAACCGTCATACAAAATCGGTTGTTGGTTGAAAGTATTGAAAAGGATGAAGAGGTCTTGAATGGAATTGAAGACCTTGTCATCAGTGAAGTGTCCGCCTATCTGAGCGACCGTTATGACGTTGGGAAAATATTTGATGAGCATCCGATACGGACAGGGCTGTTGGTGCGTGTGATTGCCTGTATCACAGCCCGTCGTGCTGCCGGTCGCAATGCCGCACGTAAAGTTCCGGATTCCCTGTCGGACTTGAACGATTGGGCGGACAGCATACTTGTCAAGCTGCGCGACGGAATCATGTCGCTGCCTCCCGGGATTCCTTTGATAACGGACGAAGAGGGTAATGTCGAATCTCCCATTCTGTTTGGCCACACACGGAACAACGGATGGTTTCTTTAAATAGTTTTCAAACCGCTTTTAAAAGGTATGTTATGCACAAGAAGTTAAGAGAGATATTCAACTGGTTTCAACAGAAAGCTATCCGTCGGATGAGCCTGAGAAATGTACTTAATGAGTATTATTTCCGGATGGATGGCAGTGGGATGCAATCCGTGCCGGGTGCTGCTTATAAAAGGCAGGCTGTAGTTTACCGGGAAAAGACTATTGACGACTGGATCATGTCGGTGACTTCGGCAACCGATCCGGACGATCCGCGACGTGGCTTGCTATATCGGTTCTACCAGTCGTTGTACAATGACGAGCATTTGCAAACAACGATTGACAATCGAGTCTTACCTGTGCAACAGGCGGAGTTCAACCTTGTCGACGACAATGATAATGAGGACGAGGAAGCAAAGAAGCTGCTGGATCGTCCGTGGTTTCATCAGCTTATCAGAATTTGTTTTCTACATCAGTTGCAGGGAGTATCGCTTGCCGACATTTCCCATCTTGACGATAACTTGGAAATCAGCCATGTGGAAGAAGTTCCCATGTCGAACTATATCCCGCAACAGATGATTATCGTCAAGGAAGAATCGGACAAAACCGGATGGTCATATAAAGATGGTGCGCTTGAACCCTATTATGTACAGTTCGGAAACGCTTGGGCTTTGGGAATGCTCAATGAACTGGCTGTTATCATACTTGCAAAGAAATTAGGATTGGGGTCGTGGATGAATTATATTGAAAAATACGGTATCCCGCCCGTCTTCGTTACTTCCGACCGACAGGACAAAAAGAGGTTGGACGAACTGTTCGAGATGATGCAGGACTTCCGGAATAACTTTTTTGCGGTATTATCGGGAAATGAAAAGGTCGAGTATGGGAAAGAAGCCGGTGGAAATACAACCAATGCCTTTCTGCCGTTGGAGGAACGATGTGACAATCAAATTAGTAAGCGTTTGCTTGGTCAAACTGGAACGACCACTAATGGAGCATGGGAAGGAACGGCAGAAGTGCATGAACGTGTTGAAAAGTCCCGCCATGAATATGACAAGATGCTTTTCCAGTTCTATTTTAACTATATTATCATTCCTAAACTGGTAAAGATAAGTCCGGTATATAAACCGCTTGAAAGGCTGAAATTAAAGTGGGACGACACGGAAAGTCTGTCTATCACGGAATACATCGAAGCGATTAACAAGCTGGCTTATACCTTTGAATTTGACCACGAAGAAGTTGCTAAAAAAACAGGCTTGCCAATAATAGGACAAAAGGCAAATCCCGGAAGTGAACAGCAGGGAGGAAATCAACCGAATAGCAAGAATCATCCAAACGATGAATCGAAGCAGGACAACACTCAAAAAAAAAAGAGTAATCCGAACAAGGCAATGACTTCTTCCGGTATAGCCGACATGATAAATTCTCTCTATTGTCAAGACGGGGAAACACCTACGGATGACGCAGGATTCTCACTGTCCGATAAGATACGTGACCGGATACTGGAACGTTTGCACAGTAAAGGCTTTGATGTAGAAAAAGACATTGACCCCGATCTGTTTGCCCATACGTTCGACTCTATCAGCAAAGGAGTAGATAAGGGGTTTGGAAAAGTTGAGTACAACACTCCGGATGCTGCCTTTCTGAATGAACTGCGGCATAACTGTATGGTATTTGCTGCATTCAAGACACACCGCCAGCAAAATGAGTTACATGCCCTGTTAATGGATGAAGACGGAAAGCGGAAGGGCTTTGACCAGTTCCGTAAGGACACGGAGAAAGTATTGCAGGACTACAACGTGAACTGGCTGCGTACGGAGTATGACACAGCCGTGAGACGTGCCCGCTTTGCTGCCGACTTCCGTGGATATGTGGCGAACAAGGATTTGTATCCGAATCTTGAATGGCTACCCAGTGTTTCGGTGAATCCACGGGAAGCGCACAAAATATTTTATGGTACAATTCGTCCCGTAGACGATCCGTTCTGGAACACCAACTTCCCGGGTAACCTGTGGAACTGCAAGTGCAGGGTCAAGAGTACGGACGCTCCGGTGAATGTGAAAGGGAAAGAAGAACCTGTACCTCCGGCTCCGGGATTGGATAAGAATCCGGGTATTACGGAGGAAGTGTTCACAGGGTCGCATCCTTATATCAAGGATGCGGGCAAAGAGGCACAAGAGGCAGTAGAAAACTTCCTCAATAAAAACATACTGAGTACGGTGGGGAACGAAAAAACGACCCGAAAAGTTACAGCTATTGAAAACGAAATCCGCATGAATAAAAGTCATGAGACAGGGATGGTGATAGACAAGAATGGAAAGATAATAATTGATAAAAGAGGCGAAGCTTTCCAGGTTCAGTTTACAGACAGTGAATGCCTTTTGATGAAGGACAACATCATGACGCACAATCATCCGCGGGGGTGGGGACAGCCGGAAAAATCTCTGGGACGAATAGGAAACTCGTTCAGCATCGAAGACCTGACTTTAGCCGTAGGCAATGATGTGGCAGAGATTAGAGCCGTTACCCCTCATTATACATTTTCCATGAAAAGACCCAAATCAGGATGGGGAGTGACGGTAAAAGAGCTCAAAATGGTGTATATGGCGAATGAATTAAAATTGAGAGACCAATTTATGAAGAGAATAAAGAAAAACACACTGACTCCCAGCCAGGCGAATGCTACGCACTTTCACCTATTGGCGAGACAGATTGCCAAACAATATAATTGGACGTATGAAAAGAAGAAAACACGTTAATCGGCATCTTCGAAGAGGGTGTCTCCTGTCTGATCAGTCCGTCTTTTATCATGCGTGGCGTCACCTTCGAGCAACTCGTCGGGAATACCATCCGGATATGCCGGACAGTAATAGTCATCCCTCTTGAAATGTTTACAACGTGCGCACTGCGATCTGTAGACGTTTAATATCTCATGACGATCATCAAGGGACTTGCCTCTATCGTTTTCATCTTTATACAACCTTTTTACCATAACTTATTTTGCTTCTAATAATAGACACAAAGATAAACGTAATATTTTAATAATTAATCTATGGCAACAAAAAATATTCTCAAGGATGTAGAAAAGGGAGTAAGACGCTATGTCGAAAAAGACATTCCCCGCATTGCCGGAAAGATGGCGGTAGATGAGTTCCGCGAGAACTTCCACCGTCAAGGCTTCCGCAATAACGGTATCACCCCTTGGCGGGACGTGAAACGACGTGATTCGCAGTCACCTTGGTACGGATTCCAGTACAAGGGGGAGAAACGAACTTCCGTTGCTGTGACCAAAGACAAAAAGAGCGGACGATTGGTACGCAGCAAGAAGCAGCGGAAACTTAATTTCAGCCAAGCAGCTACAAAAAGGGGAATCTTAATAGGTTCGGGCAGTGACCTGATGAACAGTATCCGGGTGGCGGAAGCTTCTCCAAAGCGAGTGGTTATTGGTAGCGACCTCCCTTATTCCAAAGTACACAATGAAGGCGGATATATCCGTGTCTTCGGAAAAGCGAAAAAGAAATTACCCAAACGGCAGTTTATCGGTGAGAGCCGTGAACTGATGAACGAACTGGAGAAAAAAATAATGGGAGACATCGACCGGATTATAGACCAAAATTTCAATCCATGAAAAGGTTTTAATAGCATTTTAAACCACTTTAAAAAAATAAATTATGATTTGGTGTAATATTTATAAAGAACTATCAGCCCGTATTATGGATATGCGGAAGATGCTCGACAGTGTGGTAGACTTGTCTCCCGAACTGGCGGAGGAACTGGCGGCTGTTCCTGATGTGAGGTACATTGACTTATGGCATGAACAGACTGACTATTTGGAAGAGGAACACTTGTTTCCGAGCCCTTCCGTGTTCATAGGCTTTAATACGCTTGACATTTCGGATATCGGCATACTGGCACAAGACATTGATTTGCAAATCGACCTGTATGTCTTTTGGGAAACCTTTTCTGATACTTATAATGATGCGGTGATGCAGGAAAATGCCCTAAACTACCTCAATCTGTTAACCTTGCTTGGAATGATGTTGCATGGGAAATCGGGAACGCATTTTGGCACGCTCAGGCGTACCCATGTCGGAAGGGTAGAATCAGGGGGAGCAGGAAACTTATACCGAATCAGTTTTGAATGCAAAATCAGGGATTACACAACGATGGAACAGTCAAGCCAAGTTGATATGAAGAATAAAGAAATAATCGTATCAGCCGGAATTGTACCTGAAATTATAGATAACAATCCTCTATATGATGTATAGCAACTAAAAACCAAAACTCAGTTGATTGGCATCGTTCTTTTTTGAATCGGGCTTTTTGCCCCCTTTTAATTGTTCGTAATATGATAAATTTTCCGATATATAAAAAATCCGTTTGTAGATGTAGTTCTGATCAAGGAAGAACAGGTCATGGCTCATACGCAAAAGAACATCCTCCAAACGGATGCGCTTTTTATCATAAAGAAGGTAGAATGTTTCTACCATCCTCCGGTCACGTATTTTGGTCATTTCAGGATTCCGCATAGACAAACATTGTTACAGGTGCAAATATACAGCTTTTTTAGATATTTTTCCCGCTAATGCCCTGGTAACACGGAAAAAACGACACGTTTGGGCAGGTTTCTCCCATTTTTGCACCGTCTTATCGCGAAAGGCAAGACAAATCACGGTATGGAAGCGCAACCAAATCGTAAATTATAAACCAGTAAAATTATTAATGAACACATGAGTGTAAAGTATTCATTGGCTCTGATGAGCAGCAAGCCGGGAGATGAAACGGCACAGAAAAAGTATTATGCCAAGGCACAGGCAGACGGAGTGGTTACGATGGACGAGATGGCGGACGACATTGCCTACGCCACATCGCTGACTGACGGTGACGTGTTGAACGTGGTGCGTGCCCTTATCCGTCAGATGAAGAAGCACCTGGCAGCAGGCAAAATCGTGAAGATGGAGCAATTGGGCACGTTCCAGGTGCAAGTATCGTCCACCGGGGCGGAAGAGAAAAAGGACTTCTCGTCGGCAAACATCACGGGCGTGAGCGTACAGTTCCGTCCCGGGCGGATGGTTCGCGAGGTGGTGAGCACCGCATCGCTGAGCTTCAGCCGCGTGGCGGGCAAGAAAGAGGTGACGGCGGACGGAGAAACGCCCGACCCGACACCCGACGGTGGCGGTGGCAATCCGGATGAAGGCGAGACGCCCGACCCGGCAGCCTGAGAGAAAACTACTACGTAGTGGATATGCCACTACATAGTAGTAAACAGACAACTACCTGTAGGTAGACTCATATTTACCTACAGGTAGTTTTTTATAAACATACCAACAACTTTCAACGAAGATGAATGCCATTTACATGAGCGAACTGGCTCAACAGTATTTCCCACGTTCCACACCGCGAAGCGCCACGTCGCAACTGCACCGCTGGATTGTGCTCAATCCCGAACTAACGGCAAGGCTCGAAGAACTCCACTTTGCACCACGGCAGAGGGCACTGACGCCGCTGCAACACGAGGCTATCGTTAAGTATCTCGGGGAACCGGGGGAATGATTTTGAGTTTTTTAGCAATATTCATTTGATATAATCACTATATTTGCACCACAAATATTGCATTGTAGTAATTGTAAGTAAAATATCTTGTTCATTGGGATTTGAAATGCCCACTTACTTTGAGTTGTTCTCCCTTGGAGTGACACTATTTTCATTTAAAAATAACCAAAATAATAATGACCAAAAAGAAGAAAAGAGTATGGATATGAAAAATGAAACTTGGAATGCGGTAGGAGTTGTGGTTCTGAGCGACGCTGGATTATTCCGATAACAAGTAAAGGCTTGCAATGAACTAATGAGTAGCCACAACTCTTTAACTGGGGGTTCAATTCCTCTGCCGCTCACTTATAAAAACAGCCGCTACGGTTTTCTCGTAGCGGCTATTTTATTATTCTTTTTTGATTTCTTCAATGGCACATCGCAGACCTATAAAAATGTCAAACATGTGCTCTAAAGATCATATTGGCAGTCATTTTGGTGGTAGTATACTTTTTGTTTCATATATATATTGTTAAGAATTAAATTTGTGGCATTTGGACACTATATAACTCACATAGTCTATTGAATTGTTTTTTAGATTATGAAGATGTTTCAATAGCTCCTAATATTTCTTTTCTACTTGTATCTTTACCTTCGATTAATACGATTGTTATGCTTCCACCTCTTTTGTCGTCAGGACTTGCAGGAAAAGCAAGACACATATATTTTCCGTAATTGAAGAACTTGAATTGTCTCTTACCATCAAAAATCTTAAATGTAGTATCACAATCCAATCTGATTACCTCACGTTCTTCTTCATAACTAAATTCTCCTACAATAGCAGTAAAGCTATGTCCAGGAATGCCGCCTCCTTGAGTTCCAAAATATGCTATTCTTTTATAGTTCATATCGGTACTGTTATGAATTAACCTTCATTCGACAAATACAACTTCATCCCCTTTTTAGTCAAACCTAATACGTGAGTATCGTCCGCCCATTCGTTGGCAATTCGCATGTAATCAGCTGGGCAGCCATTGTGCATTTTGACTGTATATTCACCGTCCGGTGGCATAGAATCATCCCCATATCCAGCCACAAGTTTCTTATCAAAAGCCATCAAACAACCGTAGCAATTAGCAAAGTAAATACCTGCCTTTTCGCATTCCTTATATGCTTTCTTTAGCTTTTTAAAAGCCTTTTTTTGCTCGGCTGTTAGTTCACAGACCGAATATAAATTATAATCCATAATGTTCCTTTCTTTTTAGATTTGAGCCATACAGAAGTTGAACACCTCCTGTATGGCAAAGTATTAGTCAACAATAAATTCGGTTATATTGGGAACGGATTGAATACCCTCCATCACTTCTACGCTTGTAGGAGTCACAATTGCAGTTACATGAGGATGGTAATTTTCACACAGGTACTTAATCAATGGCTTAGCCACCTCTTTTAGTTCTTCCAATTTCTTTTTGTTTTCTTGAGTATTGGTTTCCATATACAATTAAGTTGGGTTTTACAAAGCCCTCCCAAGGCTAGTTGATTTGTTTCTATTTTATTCTAATTCAATATTATCAAAAACCGCTCTTTCCCGTTTGCCAGCCTTTTATTTTAAAACTCCACAATAAGCTAAAACCGATAAAGAGGTAAATATACATATTACTGATATTAAATATAAAATCAGCAGATTCTCAAAGCTATTATCTTTTTTCATGGCTTTGCTAATTAGAATTAAACTTGATTCTGGCATAACGATAGAATCGTATATAACCAAACAGGTAGGAAGGGGGCTCCGTATTATCCGATATGGTGATTTGTACATTATAACCTTTTATCCGTAAAAAACGGGCGGCAATTTCCTCAATAGTGTATGCTTTTGCATATATATCCCAATCACTAACGGTCAATACCGTTTTCACATTCCCACTTTTCAGAATCCTTTTAAAATTTCTGATAGAGCGTATTATCTTCTTCTTTTTGTTCATGCTTTAGTTTTATCCTCTTTTAAAACAGTTTTATAGGCTTCTTCCATCCGTTCAATCTCCTCCACACATGCCAGCCATCCGGGAAAACCTCCGATGTTTTTGTCATCGATATAGCAATGGGCATATATCTTTTTCCCGCCTTCTCCATATTTAGCGATATTTTCAGGATCATGGTCATTCACACGGTCGAATGGTATTTTGCGTTCCAACAGCCAGTTGATGGCATTCAATAACTGATCACCAGTACGGCATGTCCAAATAATGATTTTATGTCCTTCATCATGTAGTTTCCGAAGCGATTCGCCAGCGTATGGCTGCTCTCCGTCAATAGCCGGGAATTTCCCCCGGCTAATGGTTCCGTCAAAGTCAACTGCTATGATCATAATCTACAGAATGAAGGTTCAATACGACGCCATACTCCGTTTTCATCACGCTTATGGAAATAGTAATTAGTTGCGGTTTTATATACCACATTGCTTTCTTTGAACAACTGCATGATAGCCGCATATTCTTCATCAAAACGTGACTCCAATTCATACAACTTGCTTATAGACTTATAGTCCAAATCTCCCTGACGGTTACGTTCGAGAAGCGTCATCGCCATTTGATACATCGGATCATCGACTCCTTTTTCCGAATGGGCTATATAATTCTTCAGGTAGTCAATCAGCCTTTCGGCAGCGAGATCGGCACGTTCATCAAAACTTTTCACCTTATTGCTTTTTACCTCCAGTTTGAAGTTCCCGTCTACTACTGAAAAAGTGGCGGTCTCTTCACCCTGACGCATACGGAGCTGACCGTATTCCCGCATCACGTTGCGGAAAGCCTTGCTTTCACCTACAATCCAGTCATAAAAGCCCTGAACGTCATTCACCACCGGCATGAGTTTACTTTCCACATCGAACATGAATTGATGTCTCAACGCTTCGTAGGTTTCTTTCCGCCGGATGGACTCTGTTTTTTCTTCCTCTTTCAGTTTACGCAACAGTTCCGCCTTTTCTTCTTTTGACAATTTGCTAATATCCATACTATTAAATTTTTAAATGATTGATTACAATTTGATTTTATATACTTCTTTCAGTTCCCGTTCCTTGTTCTCCTGCTCGATGAAGAGTGCCGTCCTCCGGTCTATCAGCCCGGCAAACTCGTTGCGGTCCAGATTGCCGGCATACAGCCGCTCGTGTATGGCATCCAGTTCACCGGGAATCCGGTCGAGTCTGTCCAGTAATTCATTAATCCGGTTGATCCGGTGTTGTTCCGCACTAACGTCCGCCATCTTCTTTCTTCTTTAATATTGATTCCAGCTTCGGTATCAACAGGAGAAGTTCTTCCCCGTCCAGTTCGCGAAACTTCTTTCCTGCTATCCGGACATCCAGGCAAAACGCATTCACCGCTCCCCAGTCCGTTGTGTCGATTCCGATCCGCTGCACTCTCTTCAGGACAGCCGACCTGCGTCTCCTTATTTCCCGTTCGGTGATAGTCAAATCCCGGTTTTCTTTTTTCGCACCGTTCAGATACCCGCAGAGATACATCGCTTCGCTGTATGTCAACTCTTTTGTGGTATTTGTCCGCCCGTCTGTCAGGTCAAGCAGGATAGCCCGCTTTTGTTCGTCATCAATGCCTTGTGCGCTGTATATGACATGCAGCCGTTTGATAAGGCTTTTACTGATAGGTTTCTTCATCTTCTGTTCCATTATTATCGCTTTCAATATTTTCAATCCAATGTTTTTGATACCCTTCCGCCCATACTATGTAATATCCGCGCGGGCCTCCTTTGCCACGTCCGATAAATGTTGCTTTGAAATGTTCCACGTAGATTCTTTTAAAGCTGTCACGTTTCACATCGTAGGCTGTTTTCCCTTCCACCTCGCGCCCGTCCACATGGGAGATGAAGACGAATATCTTTCGCGGATACTTCTTGCGCAGGCGGATGATATCGGGGGCTTTCGCTCCCCCTTGCTGCTCGAAGTATTGTATGGAGTCTATCATTATCACGTCCGGGCTGCGTTGCTTTGACAGGTATTCGTCAAGGTCTATGATGGTGGCTTCGTCGGCGTAGATGATACTGTTTGTCTTACTGCTGATGCCGACGCTGAGCACGGACTTCACAAAGTCGTCACATCCGCCCATCTCCAACGTGAGGAAAAGAACCCGAAGCCCCATTTCGTCAAATTTTCGAGCAAGCTGCAGAGCGAAAGAACTTTTTCCTTGTCCCGACTTTCCGTAGATAATCCAGCAACCGGACCGCTCCGGACGACCGAATGCCAAATACCATTCACCGTCAAAATCAATATATTCATGTCGGATGTCTTCCAGGTTCTTCTGACTCCAAACTTTCATGCCAATTCTCCACGTTCGATTTGTTGCTTGATAATACGGTCTTCGATCATGCCGGACAGTTCGCGCAAATCATCGGTGAACCAAACAATCTTTCCCGGTACAGGCTCTTTTTTCTCTTTGTTCAGCTTTCCCCAAATGACATCCTGCTCCTCCGCATCATCGATTCCGTTTGCCGCGCAAATGGCTTTGACATCTTTCTTTGTCGCTCCAAGCAACGTGATATAGTTGCGGCAAAATCTGCCGTCTATCTCATCGTATCCTTCTACACGACCGACATAACGCTTTATATTGCGTTCCAGCGTCTCCGTTCCGGCTACGATAGCCCCCATACGGTGTAAAGTGTCATCATATAGCGGTATCAACGTGCAGAGGGCACTGTGCGTCAATTTTCCGGCATCGTCGAGAATCAGCAGGGGAGATTTTCCCGCCATGCGGTTGAAGTGGGAGACGATGAGGTCCAACAGGTCGTCGTTGTCCATATAGCGCGTTACTGTTTCCCCCATACATGTGGCCAGCTTGGTCAGGAACTTGCGAGCCGTCCACTTCCGGCACTTCAGATATATGACTGAATTATCGGCACTCATGTTATAAAGGTCTATGAGGGATTGGGTCTTTCCACTGCCGGAACGGGAAGATATGCACATCCATTTGTGATTCCGTTTGGCTGCCACGAACGCGGTGCGCACTTGTTGGTAACTGGTGACGCTTTCCACTACATTCCAGGCGTTCTCGTAGTAATTAAGACCGGAAGCAATCTTTTCTGCGATGGAGCCTTCATTCGCTCCATACTTGCCGCTTCTGAATTGGGACATGGCGGTATCCGATATTCCACATTTACGCGCCAACTCCGTGGCAGATGATCCGCGAGTGATTAACTTTTCTATGTACGTTTTTAATGCTTGATTATCCATGTTGTATATCTTTTAAATTGTTTTTAAATCATCTTGAAAAATTCATGTCCAGCGGGTTGTAGTCGTAGTCTTCATCGTCCGTTCCGGTGATGAAAGCCGGTCGGGGAACAGGTTCCGTTACGTCTTCGTATTCCGCGTCCGTCGCCACGTTGTCACGCATCCTGTTGCGTTCATCCTTATGCTGTCCGCGACTGTCGGTAATCAGATGGATATCGAGCAAGGAGTTGCCGAGCAAACGGGGCACTTGCTGGTACAGGTGCTCTATCTGTCGGTCCACTTCGTGCCCCTTATCCTGTATATGCGTCATCAGTTCCCGGTTGAAGGCATCCACCCGCGCCCGGTATTCGAAATGCTCGGGTTTCTGGTCGGCAAGCGCCATGGGGACTTTCATCTCCCGTTGGAGCAGGTAGCGGAGCGTGCCTGTCTCTTCCTGCACGCGTCCCGATTTCAGACGTTTGGCATTGGAGATGAGCACCTGGCCCATGTCGTCAGGGTCGAACCGGACAATCCAGTCTTCGTTGTAATGATTGCGGAGGGAAAGATCGAAACTGTCGAAACAGAGACGTTCGCCCATAAACTCGATATACAGCCCGGAGCCGGTCAGCTTGTTGGTGCGTCCGGTAGTCTCGCCCATCAGCAGGAGATAGTCTTCCGTGCAGAAAGGTGTCTTGCGGGCCTCGTCCGTCTGCGCCCATGCCGCACGGTAGGCATCAATCTTCGCGGCCCGCTCCATCTCTATCATGGCTTCTATCTGGCCTATCACGGTCTCTTCGTCCGGCACGAGACGGCGGTTGTAGTTGATGATCTCCAGATTGGGCTGGTTGGCTGTGTCGGCGGTAATCCCGAAGCCCGACCAGTTGGCTTGCAACTGGCAGAAGTCGCGATTCAATGACAGGAAGTAAGGCTCTATGATTTTAGACTTGGCGTTGCCCAGCGCGGCCGGAGTGTAATACGTTGTCATTGCCTGATAGAAAGGCACCATCACCTTCTTCTGGTAATTGTCACTCTGCAACTGCAGCGGCTTGTAACGGGCTCCGAACAGTTCACGGGTGTGGTTCACGGCATTGCGCAGGGCTTCGCGAATCAGGGCGGGCGACTCACGGTCGCCGATGGCGTAACCGACCGGATATTTTCCGCAGGCATCGAGCACGATGACAGCCGTTTTGCGGTTGGTATAGGTCGTTTTCATTTTCCGCTTGCCGTCTTTCTCCTTTGTCATCACCTTTTTCTGATAGAGCAGTTCCACCGTCCAACCGTCCAGTGTCCAATAGGTGAGTGCCTGTTCCGGAGCGCAGCGGTGTATCTGTTTCAGACGGGTGTTGCGGAGCGTGGCGGTGCCTTTGTTGCCCGGCATGGTGGTGAGGTCCATCTTTTTGCGGTAGTTGTCCACTGTTGTGGGACTGTTCAGCGGTTCCCAGTCCATCAGATCGGCTACCTTGTTGTATTCGGTCATAATCTGCACACTGTTCAGGTTGTTGTGATGGCTGATAAGCTTGTGCATCACTGCCTGTTGCTCATCGTCCAGCACCTTGCTGGCATTCTTGTTGCCGTATGCCTTATGGATGACACTGCGATAGCCTTCTTCCTCGCTGATCCGCCGTGCCGCTTCATATTGCTCGCATTTACGTTTCAAAGCCTTCCAGTTCTTCGGCAGGCTATGAGGGAAGATATCACGTCCGTTCGGGTCTTTCAGTGTCAGCAGGTCGTTGCTCAGCTTGCAGAGCTTTTCCCAAACGTTGATGCGCGTACCGCCACCGCCTATCGAGTTGGATTTACGACCATCGCGAAGAGAGAGGAGCGCGTTCATGATGCGCACATTAAGGGTATATTCATCAATCTTCGCGGGGGGAAGCTTCCTGTCACCGTCATAGCGGTATTTCACACTGAAAAACTCGTAGGCGGCATTACTGTAGACAATCGCATCTTCCAGTATGGATTTCTGTGTTTTAGTGGCAATTTCCGCACGGGGATCACCATACACTTGGATGTACTTGTTTTTAATGTCTTGTCTCATGGTTTCAAAATCTACTAATGCAGAGGAACCGGGAGTGCCACGACGAAGAACAATGATTTGATTTCTGTTTTTCATTGTGCAAAATGTCCCGTACATCAGAAATCCTTTTTCGCTTCCAAGCCCTCTTTTATCATTATATGATAGGAGCTCGTTTGCAAACACGCAAACCCGATTATTAAATATCTCAGCCATAATAATTATATTATTAACTTTAGCGCAAGCCCCGGCACCGCCCCGAAGTTGTGGCTGCTTCCCCTCTTTTCACCTGTTCCCATTGAAAACCTGTCCTAACACCATTAA